AGCAGTTAGGGGGCGTTGATGCCCCCCTTATATAAAATTGCGTGACTCCCCTAGTCTACAAAGTGTTACGAAAGGCAGATTTATATTTCATGGTTGAAAAAAAATTTTCGCATATATAAAATCAAGTGCAAAGGTTCACTGAATGAAAAAAAATTTCGACCAAATTTTTTCGACCATAGAGATCGATCCAGTTACAGACAAATATCACATCACAATACCCGAAGAAATCATAAACGAACTCGATTGGTATGAAGAAATGATGCTGAAATGGAACATCGAAAATGATGATGTATTTTTAACGGTTGAGGACGATTGACAACTTGCTATATAAATGGTATGATATGAATGTAATTACAACAAATTATGGCTAAAGGATTTACAGTTAAGGCAAAGACACCTAAGACACCAAAGAAACAAGAATGGGATTACGATAGAGCAAAAGAAATTATCAAAGGAAAAGCAATTGTATTTTGTTTGCCAGGTCGAGGAGTCTCATATGTATTTTTAAAGAATTTTGTACAACTCTGTTTTGATCTTGTACAGGCAGGAGCAAGTATACAAATATCACAAGACTATTCATCAATGGTAAATTTTGCCCGTTGTAAGTGTCTTGGTGCAAATGTTCTTCGAGGACCAAACCAAATTCCATGGGATGGTAAGTTAAAGTATGATTATCAGTTATGGATTGACTCTGATATTGTTTTTAACTCAGAGAAGTTCTGGCAACTTGTTCTTGATGCAAACCCAGAAGGTGAAAAGGAAAGAGAAATTGTTGCAGGATGGTATTGTACCGAAGATGGTAGAACCACATCGGTGGCACATTGGTTAGAAGAAGACGATTTTCGTAGTAATGGTGGAGTGATGAATCACGAAACCATCGAAAGTATATCAAAACGCAAGAAACCGTTTACCGTAGACTATACAGGTTTCGGATGGTTACTGATCAAGAAGGGTGTATTTGAACACGAAGGATTACCTTATCCATGGTTTGCTCCAAAGATGCAGATATTTGAATCAGGTGAGGTACAGGATATGTGTGGAGAGGATGTAAGTTTCTGTTTAGATGCAAAAGAAGCAGGTTTTGAAATCTGGTGTGACCCAAGAATTCGTGTCGGACATGAAAAATCAAGAGTTATTTAGAATTCGTATTGGTACAAAAGTCCTTCATGATCGACTTACACAGGATGAATATCTTGATAAGATACAGACTGTTGCAGAAGACTTTTATGAAGGCAATATACCAAACGGAACAACGATTACTACAGAAATTATTTCACAAGATTAATTATGGCAACTAAATCTCTCGGATTTACAAGTGGAGGAGTTGACTCCAGACCGAAGAAAACTCGACAAGGAAAAGGAAAACACTCAAAATTCTCGGCAACGTCCCGTAACTCGGCTCGCAAAAAATACAGAGGGCAGGGAAAATGAATTGTTGGCACTGTGGAACTGAATTGATTTGGGGTGCCGACCATTCTATGGAGGATATAAATGATGGGGAAGAGTCAGAATATGATTTCTTCTCCAATTTTACATGTCCAAAATGCCAATCATACGTTGAAGTTTTTCATCACAAATAATGTCTACTCTAATTACGAATTTACCCTCCTATGAGGTATGGGTCAGAAAAGAATATTTAACCGACCATAAAAGTGGTCATGGTGAATTTGTCAAAGGAGTCTGGGTATCCGCAAAAAGTATACCTGGTCGTGCCTTTTACTTTGAAACTTATCTACCGGAATATGCAGCAATGTTCGATAAGTTACCGATTTCTGCGTTTCTCTCGTCTCCAGAAATACCAGATCCTGATATGACTCTTCATAACCTACAGTTTTGGAACTGTATGGACTATGGTGTAGTTGCTGTTCAGAAGCAGTTTATCGGAAGTATGCACTATGAAGTGTATACAAGGGATTTTGGCACTCAGACCGGCACGTACATATGTACTCTTGACAACTATCACTCTGATGTAGATGCAATTGACTACTCAACAAGTGAACAACCAGCGGAACATAAGTCTCATAATCTATTAGAACTGGATAATGGGCAGTTTTGTCTCTATCCAAATAACAGAATGAGGATCTATGACAACAGTATCACTCCTGAGACACCTAAGATTCCTGATTTTAAAGTATCAACCGTATACTATCAGGTGGAAAACGGTCATGATCGTGACGGATTAGGGTCAGAAGAGAATTATTTCTGGAAAACAGCAAAAGAAAGGTCAATTGACACTAATATTGGAGCAGGAAATACTGCAAATTTGCAAGAAGGAGTCGTAAATATCAATATTGAACCAGAATTAGGCTAAAATGTCAAAAATGGGAAAACATTTGTTGATAAATTTTTATGATGTCTCATATTATTTGCTAAATCATCGTAAAAATCTTGAAAAAATCATGATTTCAGCTGTTGAGGACGAAGGAATGCAAATTTTGAACGTTTTTAGTCACTCTTTTCCGGTACAAGGAGTAACTGTTAACATTTCTCTTGCCGAAAGTCATTTTTCTCTTCATACTTGGCCAGAAAAAGGTTGTGCAGCAGTTGATATCTTCACATGTGGGTCTTCTTCACCTACAAAAGTTGCAAATGAGCTCATTTTTCACTTCGATACGGACGATTATAAGATAAGAACAATCAATCGTTAATTATTTTTTAAAAAAACCATATAAATAATAAAAAAACTATGTTAAATGCCCGTAACGAGGATATTTAGATCATATAAAGACATAAGTTTGTCTTTTTCACCACATCCGGTGACCAAAGATCTTCCTATTTTAAAAAATGAAAATGCAGTGCGAAGATCTGTACGTAACATAGTGCAAACAATACCTACTGAGAAATTTTTTAACCCCTTATTTGGATCTGATGTCTATCAAAGTTTATTTGATTTTGTAGATTATGGTACAGCAACAGTTATTGAAGATCAAATTTTAACTTCAATACGTAATTTTGAACCAAGAGTCGAAAATGTAAGGGTTGAAGTAAATCCAAGACCTGATGATAATAATTTTGAAGTAACTGTTATTTTTGATATTGTGGGTCAAGAATTTCCAACACAAGAATACACCTTCATCCTAGAGGCAACTCGATAAAATGCCTTATAATAATTACGCAAATCTTGATTTTGACCAAATTAAGACACAAATTAAAGATTATTTAAGATCTAATTCAAATTTTAGTGGATTTGATTTTGATGGTTCTAATTTTTCAATATTAATTGATACACTAGCATATAATACTTATGTAACAGCATTCAATGCCAATATGATAGTTAATGAGTCTTTTCTCGATTCAGCAACTTTAAGAGAGAACGTTGTTTCATTGGCTAGTAACATTGGATATACACCTAGATCAAAGACTGCTGCACTATCTCAAATTAGTTTTGATGTAGAAGTTCCTGACAATACAACGACTGTTACTTTACAACCAGGTCTTGTATGCACAGGAGGACTTAACGATTCATCATTTACATTTTCTACTGTTGATAGTATAACAACAACAGTGAATAATAATGTTGCATCATTTAATAATGTTAACATATATCAAGGTGTTTATCTATCACAAGTATTTTTATATGATGGATCATTAGATCAAAGATTCATATTAGATAATCAAAATATAGATTCTTCAACGATTAGAGTATCAATTAAAAAAAATGGAGACAGTGGAGATGGGGTAAAATATAATTTAGCAACAGAATTAAATGATGTTACATCATTATCTAGAATATATTTTATAAGGGAAGTACAAGACGAAAGATATGAATTAATTTTTGGTGATGGTATTTTTGGAAGAAAATTGGGTAATGCTCATGGATTAAGTCAAGAGGACGGTGATACAATAACAGTAAGATATTTAATTACAGATGGTGATGAAGGAAATGGTGTGTCTAATTTTACCTTCTCTGGAACTCTTGTAAATCAAAATGGTGGATCTATCACCCCAGAATCATCAGTTATCATAACAACTGATCAATCATCAATAAATGGATCTGAAATAGAGTCTTTGAGTTCTATAAAATATTATTCACCATACTCATATTCCTCACAGAACCGTGCGGTAACTGCAAGAGACTATGAATCATTAGTAAAGAAAATATATCCCAACACAGAGTCTGTGGCGGTGGTAGGAGGTGAAGAACTTGACCCACCAGAATTTGGGACAATAAACATAAGTATTAAACCAAAAAATGGAAGTTTTGTATCTGATTTTTCTAAACAACTTATATTATCCAAATTAAAAACATACTCAGTTTCTGGTATAAATCAAAAAATTGTAGATTTGAAAGTTTTATATGTTGAAATAATGTCTTCTGTTTACTATAACAATTCTTTAGTTTCAAGTTCTTCATCATTAAAAACTGCAATAATTAATAATTTAAATGCCTACTCAAAATCAATTGAATTAAATAAATTTGGTGGAAGGTTCAAGTATAGTAAAATTTTACAGGTAATTGATAAGACAGATACATCAATTACATCTAACATTACGAAAGTAGTGGTAAGAAGAGATTTGCAAGTCACATTAAATCAGTTTGCACAATATGAATTGTGTTTTGGTAATCAGTTCCATGTAAACACTACTGGATTTAATATTAAATCTACAGGATTTTTCATTAATGGTGTCAATTCAAAAGTATATCTAACTGACGTTCCTAATAGTGATATGAGAACTGGTGTTATTTCTATCGTTAGAGAAAATTCCTCAGGAAATACAGATGTATTCACTATTGTTAAATCTTCAGCAGGTATTGTTGATTATGTAAAGGGTGAAGTGATACTTAACACAGTTAATATTGTATCAACAGAAAAACCTGATAATATTATTGAGATTCAAGCTTTTCCTGAATCGAATGATGTTGTTGGACTTAAGGATTTATACGTATCTTTTAGTGTTGCGGATAGTTCCATAAATATGGTTAGAGATGTTATTGCATCAGGTGATGATGTTTCTGGTGTTCAATTTGCCAGAGATTTTTATACATCTAGTTATTCAAACGGAAATTTAAAACGTATATAATATGATTGGCACTGGTATTAATACAAGAGTAAAAATACAGGATATTTTATCAAATCAACTTCCACAATTTATTTTGGATGAGAGTCCATTAACTGTTGATTTCCTAAATCAATATTATATTTCTCAGGAACATCAAGGTGCTCCAGTTGATATTGTAGATAATTTAGATCAATATTTAAATCTGGATAATTTAACTCCAAATGTAATTCAAAATTCCACAACTTTGACTGGTATCACTACGATTGGTGCTAAAACAATTTCTGTTAATAGCACAAAAGGATTTCCAAATCAATATGGTTTACTAAAGATCGATGATGAGATAATTACTTATACTGGAATAACCACAAACAGTTTTATTGGTTGTGAACGTGGATTTAGTGGTATTACAAGTTATCACGCAGATCTTGAAAAAGAAAATTTAGTTTTTTCAACGTCCACTGCATCTGAACACTCAACATCAACATCTGTTGAAAATTTATCAGTATTATTTTTAAAAGAATTTTATCAAAAAATTAAATCAACAATAACACCAGGACTTGAAAAAACAGATTTTACAACTGATTTAAACGTAGGTAATTTTTTAAAGAATTCTAGATCCTTATATCAATCAAAAGGCACCGATGAGTCTTTTAGAATATTATTCAGAGCATTATTCAACGTAGCTGTAAAAGTAATAAATTTAGAAGAATTTCTGATTAAACCATCGACAGCAAAGTATGTGAGAAGAGATGTTGCGATTGCAGAAGTAATATCAGGAAATCCTTTACTTCTCATTGGTCAATCATTATTTAAAAGTGATTTGAATTTAGATATTAATACATCTATTTCACAGGTTGAACCATTCACAAGAAATGATAAACAATATTTTAAATTTGAACTTTTTGTTGGTTTTAATAATGAATCAGAAATATCTGATGATTTTACCATAATTCCTAATACAAAATGTCTTGAGACGATATCAAAAGACTCATCAGTTGTTACTGTAGATTCAACTGTTGGATTTGCAACATCAGGATTATTAGTTTCTGGATCAAACACATTTTCTTATGGTAGTAAAACAGTTAATCAATTTTTAGATTGTAAAGATGTACCAACAATTTCACCAACTGATAATATTAGATCTAGTGAAGTTTACTATGCTTATGAAAATGGAGATCTAAGTAAAAAAGTAGAATTAAGATTTACTGGTGTTTTAAATGAATATAAAAATATATCATCGTTGGATGTTGAAGAAAATGATGAATTATTTGTCAAAAGTATCGGTGATAAAATAATAAATCCTACAGTAAAAAATTATAAACAAACATTTGCAAATTCTTGGATTTATAATACTAGTTCAACTTATGAAATAGATCAATTTACTAGTAGTTCTACCATAACCTTGTTTAGCAAAATTGACAAATCAAGTTTAAAAGAAGGAGACAAAATAGAGTTATTAAAAACGGGAACAAATGAAGTTGTATATCCACTAGATAATGATGATATTCCTTACGTAAATAAAATAATTGATGATAATACCGTAAGTTTAGAAAGATTTGACTTTATACGAACAACAGGTGAAAAATATAAAATACGCAGAAAACTTAATAAAGCATTTTCCGATGTAAATGCTGCACAAATATCATATGGAAATAATATAATTACATCAGATATTCAAAATGTATATATTGATGAATTTGATGATTTTGCTTATGTGGCATCAAATTCATTACCATCTTATAATGAGAGTTTAATCACTAAAAAATTTCCATTTACAGAATTGATTGAGACACGGATAAATGAAGAAACATTGAGGATTGGAATTAACACTCAAGGTCAATTAACTGATAAAAATGATTTAGAAGAATTTACAACCATAACATTTGAAGAAAATGTTAGTTTTTTAACCGGAACAGAGGTATTTTATCAACCAAGTGGTGAACCTTTAGTTGGACTTGAGACAGGTTCATATTTTATAAAAAATAAAATAGATGATAATTCAAAAAAGATTAAATTATACAATTCAAGATCTAGCATACCAAGTGATTCGTTCATATCTTTCACACCACCCACTGGAATTTCTACTCATGTATTTACTTTAATTGATCATAAAGATAAATTAATTACACCTCAAAAATTATTAAAAAAATTCCCATTAAAACAAGATTTATCAACAGGAAAAGGTGAAACCACTAATCCAGGTCAAATAGGAATTTTAATAAATGGTGTTGAAATATCAAATTATAAATCAAATGATAAAGTATATTTTGGTCCTTTAAACTCAACTTCTGTTTTAAGTGCTGGTGCTAATTTTGATGTCGTAGATGAACCAAAATTTACAGTATCAACTGGAATAGGAACAACTGCTTTAGTTCAACCAGTAATAAATGGATCTGTTAAAACAGTTTTTGTAGATCCTCAAGATTTTGATATAAATGAAGTAGTTTCAATAGGAGTGACTGGTGGTAATGGTTCTAATTGTGTGCTAGAACCAATTATTGTTAAAAGATTTAGAAGTGTTATTTTTGATTCAAGAACAACGTTAACTGGTGGTGGGATTAATACTTCAATAAACACAATAACATTTTTAAAAGAGCATAATTTTGTTGATGGTCAGGAGATTGTATACGATAATCAAAATAACACTTCTGTGTCCATTGCATCAACAACTTTACTAAGTGGTGCAAATTATTTTGCATCAGTTCTTAATAATAAGACAATAAGATTATATAATACTTCTGAAGATCAAAGGACAAGCACAAATCCAATTAATCTAGTGAGTGGTGGTAGTGGCATTCAAAAATTTAGATTAAGTTCATCAAAAAATAATTTGTCAGAGGTAAAAGTAATAAATCCTGGTGAAAATTATAGAAATAAAAAACTATTAGTAAAACCAACTGGAATTTTAACTAATTATAATGCAATTCAATTTACAAATCACGGATTTGAAACTGGTGATGTAGTTCAATACTCCAATGCTGTTGGATTAGGGACAACACAACCTGAATTCATTTCTGGACTAAGCACTACTAATGATTATTTTGTAAAAAAATTAGATGAAAATAAATTTCAATTATATGATGCAGGTATTGGTGGTACAATTACCTCGAATTTTGAAAGAGATGACATAGTAGAAATATCATCAACTGGAACTGGATTTCAACAATTTAGTTATCCAAAAATAAAGGCATTTATCAATTTCACGTCGGTTGGTCTGGGCACGACTTCACTACAAACAGTTGAATTGACCCCTGTGGTTAAAGGTTCTGTAACAAATTTATATCTTTATGAGAATGGCACTGGATATGGTTCAACTATATTAAATTACCATAAAAAACCCACCATTTCAATAAAAAATGGAAAAGATGCTGCATTAAAATTAAATATACTTAATGGTCAAGTAGATTCTGTTAGTATTGATTATGGTGGAACGGAATACTTTTCATCTCCTGACCTTATTGTTAATGATAAAAACGGATCTGGAGCAGTATTAAGACCAATAATAACAAATCAAAAAATAACTGATGTAATTGTAATTAATCCTGGTTTAGGATATTCAACTGATTCCACGATCACTGTTAAACCCTCAGGATCAGATTTTATTTTTGATGCAGATGTCAGATCTTTATCATTAAACAAAAATTATAATAATTCAACAAATGCATCATTATCTAAAGGTGAAGGTAAATTAAAGTATACTGTATGTGGATATAGCACTGTTACGTTTGATGATGGAGGTAGTGAAGCATCACCTATCATAGGTTGGGCTTATGATGGCAACCCAATTTATGGTCCTTATGGTAAGAACGCAGATAAAAGTGGTTCAGTAAGATTATTGACATCTAGTTACAATGTTGATACGAATTATGTTGATAGACCGAGTTTAACAGTTTTCCCAGAAAAATTTTTTGTAGAAGATTATAAATTTGATGATAGTGGTGATTTAGATATATTTAACGGTAGATATGAAATCAATGATGATTTTCCAAATGGTGTATATGCTTATCATGCAACTATTACTAATGCTGGAATTTCAACTTTCCCATATTTTATAGGTAATAAATTTAGATCAAAATCAATTGAATCTAATTTCTCACCTTTCAATCAATCATACGATTTGAATTCTTCCAGTTTTAAAAGAAATACATTCCCATATAAAGTATCAGATTCTTTTGCTGATAATGATTTTTTAGTTGAAACTAATGAGATAACACAACAAAAAAGCATAGTAGAATCTGTGTCTTCGGGGACAGTGGAAAATATAAAAGTTGTTAATTCAGGGCAAAATTATAAAGTTAATGATAATTTAATCTTTGACAATACGAACACAAGTGGTGATGGATTGAATGTAAGAGTATCAAAATTGAAGGGTAAAGAGATAACAAATCTTGATACCACAGTTAATCAAATTAATAACGCAATATTAATTTGGAATCAAGATCAATTAATTGTTGATACTGATATTCCACACAATTTAAATAATAAAGATTCGGTGGTATTGTCAGGATTATCTACAGATATTATTAATTTAGATCAGTTTAATATAATAGGGGTATCTTCTTTCGTATCAAAAAATATATCAACTATCAATTCTACTGTAACTGCAGGTTTGACAACAGAAATTACTGTATCAAGTATACCTGAAAATGTATCAATAGGAGGAAGCATACGAGTTGGCATCGAAACAATGAAAATTTTGAATGTTTTTGATAACAATGTTTTGAGAATAAAAAGGTCAGTAACAGGAACTTCACATTCAGCTACATCACCAATTGTCTTTGAATCAAATACATTTACAATAAATGAAAAAGTATCATACTTCGATTCTAAGAGAAATGATAAAATATTTTTCAACCCAACAAAATCTGTTGGAGTTGGCACTACACCAGGATTTAATCATCAGACTTCCTTTGTATTTTTGGATAGTACAGTTAATAGAAATATACCTACACAAAAAATATTACTAAGTAATCATCCATTCTTTAATAATCAAAAAATAAATTTATCGATACCAACTGGTAAATCTCAAATTTCTGTGTCAACAACTCCAACATCTGCAATATTTAATTTACCAACAAATAATTTACACGTTGTTAATAGTGGGAAAGATTTAATAGGATTAAAAACAGGAATTGGTGCAACATTTAGTGAATTATTTTTTAGATCAATATCTGTTGGTAATGATAGTGATGAATATTTATTCGAAAGTGATTTCAATCAGATTACAGGAAATATTAAAAAATTTAATACAAAGGTAACCTTAAGCACTTCACATACTTTATCATTGAATGATCAAATTACATTAAATGTTAAACCTGGTTTGAATGTAGGGATTGGAACCCTATCAACAGTAAGTGTTAAACGTGATTTAGGAACTGGATATCTATTATTTGATCAAATAGGATTAAATTCAACTGGCATTAATACAACCACAAACACCTTTACTGTACAATCCCATAATTTAAATACTGGGGATAAAATAAAATACAATTCTAACTTAGCACCACAAGGTCTTGTTAATAAAGAATATTTTGTATTTAAGGTTGATGATAATAATTTTAAACTTACAGAGAGTTACCTTGATTCTCAAAGTAAACCTCCAGTAGTAGTTGGGTTAGGTTCAACTGGGGGATCAACACAGACATTATCTAAAATAAATCCACGTATAGATGTGGTAAAAAATAATAATATTGTTTTTGATTTATCAGATTCTTCACTTAATAATTATGAATTTAAAGTATATTTTGATAATGATTTTAATAATGAAATCATATCAGCAGGTTCATCAACTGAATTTAATGTGATTCGAGTAGGATCATCATTGACTGTTGGATTTTCCACTTCATTACCCTCTAAATTATACTATAATTTAGAAAAATCTGGATATATCAATACAGTAGACACAGAAGTAATTGATAATAATCAAATAAATTATGTAAACAGTAATTACACTGGAGATTACAAAGTTTCATCAATTGGTTCAACTACATTTGATATATTTTTAGATAAAAATCCAGAGAGATTATCTTATAATACAAATGATTTTAATCAAAATATAATTTCTAAATCAAAATCAATTTCTTATAAAACAACTTCTATTTCCTCTCAAGACGGCATAGGAGATGTTCAATTAGTATCAGGGGGAACAGGATATAAAAAACTCCCAGTGCTCTCTGGATCGTCTTCTACGATTGCCTCAGATGCAACTGTTGATTTACTATCAAATTCAATAGGTAAAATAAAAGAGGTAAGAATTTTAAATGATAGTTTTGAATACTCAACAGATAAAACTTTAAACCCTAGTGCACCCGTATCTCCAATAATTAGGACATCAAATGGAAATACTATAGGAATTATCACTGTAACATCTGGGGGACAAAATTATAGTGATGCTCCTAAAATAATAATCGTTGATCCAAATACAGGTTTAGAAATAAACAGTGGATATTTAGAAGTTGTAATGAATCAAAGTACAATATCAAACGTTATAATTAATGATAAACCAAATGGATTACCTGATGAGAGAGTAAAAATAATTACAACAAATAACACTAATGGTGTTTCTATAAAATCAATTGATTTTGATAACAGTGTTGGAACTTCATTTACATGCTTTATATCAACTCCATTAAATGGATTTAATATTGAACCTTTTGCAGCCGGAGATGAAGTTTTTATAGAGGGAGTTCAAAGATATGTCGGAGTAAACAATGAAACTGGAGAAAATCTACCTTTTGTTGGTAGTGGACATAATTCATCCGATTATAAATATTCTTTCTTAAGAGTATCTGAATATAATAAAAATACAAACCCAAGAAAAGTAATTGTCTCTGTATTAGGAATATCCACTACAGGTAGTGTTGATAATACAGGTGTAAGCACATATGTAGGAATTGCAGTTACAAATCAAAATAATTTTGCTACTATCATCAACAAATCCAGATATCCTACTTTTGATTATAATATAGTCAAATCTAAATTCACAGATGGAGAAAGATTAAAGGTAAATTCTCAAATCAAAGATTTATTCATATCAAAATATAATGATAATTATATTAAAGTTATTGGTTCATATGACTTAAAAGTAGGTGATATTATCGTTGGTCAATATTCAAATTCAAAAGCTGAAGTAAGAGAAATAAACGAAAGTAAAGGTATTTTTAAAATAGATTTTTCAACCAGAAAAAATATTGGATGGGATGATGAAGTTGGTAAATTAAGTGTTGATAATCAGGTTACTTCCGATAATAATTATTATCAAAATTTATCATATTCTGTTAAGAGTGAAATACCATGGAATAAATTTGAGACTCCTGTTAATGATATACTTCATACTTCAGGTCTGAAAAATTTTGCTGATACTGAAATTTCATCATCAACAAGTGTTGGAATAGGATCTACATCTATAACATCAATTACTATAAACATAGTTGACGATAAAAGGGTTGATACTATCAAAAATATTGATTTATCAAGAGATAAAGATCCCGTTAATAATTCTTCAAAGTTTTTAGAGTTAAAAACTATCAGACTTACTGACTATGTTCAATGTAACACTAACAATGTTCTTACTATTGATGATGTAAGTAAAGAATTCTCAAATACTGACGGAGAACCTGATACATTTTTAGATATTTTAAATTTAAATCAAGTAAAATCCTTTACAAACCTTCTCGTTAGAGTGAATAGTTTTATTGGAACAGAGTTAGAATTACAAGAAGTAATATTACTAATTTCACCAGATGCTGCTGATGGATCAAAAAATGCTTTAATTGTTAAATCTAAATTAAATAACATTGGAAATAATCAAATTACTGCAGAAAATGAAACACTTGGAGATTTTTCCATCGCAACAAATGAAGCAGGAGATAATGTATTAAGATATACTCCCAAAGATAAATTTGGTACCGATTATGATTTTAAAATAATAGAAAATAAATTTACTTCTTCTAACCAAATTATTTCAGCACCTACCACAAGTGGAATTAGTTCACAAAGTTTAGGTGTTATCAGAATTTTATCCTCGGAAGGTAAAGTTGAACCGGGAATTACGTCAACGATTGTTTCACTTCCATCTAATCAATTTGAATCATACTTTGTAAATACACAAATCATAACAAGTAATGAGGTTGAATTTATTGAATCATATTTAACTCATGATACTGTTAATTCTTATTATTCTGAATATTATTCAGATAATAATATTACTAATGATAGAGTAGGTATTTTTAGTGGTGGTTTATCAAATGGTAATCTATCATTAAGTTTTTATAATGATACTGAAGATGAAGTTTTATTAATAAAATCAAAAGTAATAGGTATTGGAACAACTGGATTAGGAAATGGTGAGCATAGATTTTTATCTAATGATCAAATAGGAGGACAAGAGAGAAGTGTTTTATATCAAGGTATAACAACAGCAGGTATAGGAACAACTTCAATAATCGATTTAGATAAAAATTTATTCAATGCTTTTAAATCAGTTGTTGAGGTAAGCATAGGATCTTCCAAAGCTTTACATCAAGTTTATTCGATAAATGATGGATCTCAAGTTTTCACTCAACCAGCACAATTTTTATCAGTTGGATCTACATCATTATTTGATGATAATATTGGACTAGGAACATTTGGTGGAGTATATGACGGATCCAATGTCAAAATTAATTTTTATCCTGATAATTTGACTGGTATAAGCACTATAAAAACATTTAATCAATGTTTTTATAATTTAAATGATACTGAAAATGTGGCAAATGATTTTGAGTATGGTTCAATAAGAGAGTCGATTGATTTAAAATTCTTTAATGCAGTCAATGGCGTAAGAATTAACAAAACTGATTTTAAATTAAAATCAAATGATATCCCTATTTTTAGTAAAACTTTTAATCCATCAAATACCTTAGAAGCATCGACTGGTATATTTACTATAAATGATCATTTTTTCAGAAATAATGAGGAATTGGTGTATAAACCAGATTCAACAGTTGTTGGTGTTGGAACATCATCACTCGTATACAAAAATGTATCAGCAGGTATAAACACTGTTTTAACAGAGGTAAGCAATGTATTTTGTATTAAAACTAGTGAAAATACTTTTCAGATTTCAACGACACGGGCAGGAACTGCAGTTACATTTACAGACTTAGGTGAAGGAAATGCTCACAAATTTACCATGTCAAAGAGAAATGAAAAATCAATTATTACTATTGATGGATTGATGCAGGATCCGATAGCAGTTAAAAATTTAACTCAAACTCTTCTTAATAACAATGGTAATATTGGTGCTTCAAGTAGTATATTTTCACTTAGTGGTATTTCGTCTGTTTTAATTGAAGATGTAATTAAAATTGATGATGAGTTTATGATAATAAACAATGTCGGTGTAGGAACTTCTTTCTCAGGACCAATTACACCAGGTATTGGAACATTTCCATTAATTCAAGTTGATCGTGCCTCTTTAGGAAGTAAATCTTCTTCTCATAATGATGCAACCACTATTAAGTTTTTTACAGGTTCATTTAATATTGAAGAAAGCACAATTCATTTTACAAATTCTCCAATAGGAAATCCACAAGGATCAGATACTTTTAGTAATTTACCGTTTCCACGTTCAACTTTTGCAGGTAGAGTATACTTTAGAAATAATTATGATACAAATGTGATATTTGATGATATTTCAGATAAATTTACAGGTATTAATTCAACATTTAATCTAACTGTTGGAGGTGCAAACACGATTGGAGTTGGAACAACTGGAAATGGATTAATGCTTTTAAATGGTATTTTCCAAAATCCATCCACATTTAATAATCCTAATGGTAATTTTAATGTAACTCAAGATTCAAATGCGGGTGTTACCACTATAAACTTTACTGGTTTAACTGTTGATAACGAACTTGTAATAAGTGATGAGGATGTTAATCAAAATCAACTACCAAGAGGAGGTGTCATAGTATCTTTAGGATCAAGTTCAGGATTAGGATTTGCACCTTTAGCAGGTGCTAAAGTAAGACCTGTCTTAAATAGTGGACAAATTAGTGGAATTGTTGGTGTTGCTACAACTGGGGCATCATTAGGTATTATTACAGCTTTTTATAACGGGACAACTGGTATTTGCACAATTACTACTGAAATCGATCCTGATTGGGTTTTTGGTGAACAGAGTCAAGATGAAGTTCAATTAATAAATGTACCATTTAGTGGAGGTCTATCGATTGGAGGAACTTTCTCAGTTGTCTCTGTTGCAGCCACTAACATAATTGGAGTAAATCTTGGTGTAAGAGCTACTTCGCATTTATACAATCCATCACCATCTGGACCATCGGGTTTAATATATCCATACTATGGAGATCTTACTTTTGGATCAGGTTATAATGGAATTGGTGGTATTGGAGTCACAGTTTTTGATCCAGGTTATATTCATAGATTTGTATCTGCAAATACTGGTGCTATTAATAGAACCAGTGGTTATCTAGCACAATTAACACCCACAAATGCTATCTATGATCCTGTATCAGGAATTGTTACGTTCACTGTGGCAGATCATGATTTATCAACAAGTGATACTATAACTTTGGATCAATATTCAATTATATTTAAATGTTCTAAAGATAATTTCTTTTCCGATCACCCTTATCCTAGACCCACTGACCCTGCCGGAGGTGGTGCATCATTAAGTGTTACAAAAGTAGATGATGACAGATTTAGTGTTAATGTTGGTACAAATGTAGGATCAGGTGCAAATATAACTGCTATAGCAGGAATTGGTGGAACGGTAATTTTTACAATCGCTGCAGCAGGTTCAAACTATAAAGATCCGAAAATTTTTGTATCTTCACCTTCATACTCTGGTTTAGGAATAACAGGAATTTCAAGACTTGGAGAGGGTTTGACAACCAATACTGGTGAAAACATAACAGTTGATTTGAATGTAGGAGCAGTTTCGACAAATGTTGGCATAGGCTCTACCTTATTTGAAGTTAAAAACTTTAAAGTAAATGGAAATGGAAATGCATTTAAATTTGGTGACAAATTTACGGTAGTTGGTCTTGTCACTGATCGAAATTTTGCTTCACCAATTCATAATTTTGAATTAGAGGTAAGAAGAATTTTTAATGATAGATTTAGTTTTTTCCAATTTGGAGAATTTGATTTTATTGATTCAATAAAGGATTTGCAAAACGGATCAAGAGTAAGATTTCCTATTAAATACAATCAAGAGCAAATAAGTGTAGAGGAAGGAAATTTATTTACTGGTGATATATCAAATGTTTTAATAATTTTTAGAAATGGTGTTCTACAAGAACCAACTAAAAATTATGTCTTTGAAGGTGGCACATCTTTAACATTTACAACTCCACCAGAAAAAGATGATGATATACAAATATATTTTTATAGAGGCACTGCTGGAACAGATTCAATACAAGTAGATGCTGAGACATCACCTATTGAAAAAGGTGATACAGTTCAAATAGTTAAAAACGCAGGTCTAGTAACCAGTAAATCTCAAGATCCTAGAGTAATTTTTGATATAAAAGACTCAGACGAAATTGAAACAAATATTTACTTTGGTCAGGGAATAAATGAAGTTGATTTTAAACCTTTAGATTTATTAAAACAAAAGAGAGATTTAGCTGTCAATGATGAAAAAATTCCAAAAACAAGACAATTAATTGAGACTTTAGTTTTTCCTTCTGCGAAGGTGATTGGTAATATTACAAATTCTAATGCAGAAATATTTGTCGATGATGCATCATTATTTAATTATGAAAATGAATCTAGTCCAAATTTCGATTTAACTTTAGTTTCAGGGGTAGGTAATCCTGTAGCAGCTGCTTTAACTGCTATTGTATCAGGAATTGGAACAATTCAATCCTTAAGTATAGTCAATGCTGGATCTGGATATACCGAATCAACAATACAGTTATCAATAGGCATACCCACTACAGGAATTACATCTTTTACAATGAATGATGGAACAATTGGATTTGGAACAACTGCAACTGCAACAGCAACTATAACAAATGGATCAGTTAGTTTACCAATTAATATCACAAATCCTGGTTCAGGTTACACAAATACTAATCCACCTAAAGTTCTTGCTCCTAAATCACCCATAGTTGATGAAACAATAACTGGTACTAGTATTGTTTTTGAAAATACATCAGGTATTATAACAGGTATAGGAACAACAATATTCAACTCAGCATTAGCAATCAAATTTACAGGTATAAATACTGAGGGGTTAGTACCTATCACAATTGGTGATCCATTATTCGTATATGACACCACTGTTGGAAATGGTGTTACATCGACTGATGTAACAAATACAAATGTAGTAGGTATTGGTACGACTTTTGTTGATAATGTTTATATCGTTGCAGGAATAACAACGTTGGGGGTAGTTGGAGGAGGTAATGTTATCACTGGTATTATTACTTGCACCATTGACACTAATACAGTTGGGATAGCAACAACTGAGACTGCTGGTGTACCAGTTGGTAAATTTTCATTAGGAAAAATATCAAGTATATCAAGGTCTTCGAATCCAATATCAATTGGAGTTACAGGTTTAACTGTTGATGTGGGATTATCAACCTTCCCAACTGTGATTAGAAGATCAGGAGACGATACTCTCAGAAAAACTGGAGCATTAAAAACTAATCTTATATAATGATGTATAAATATCTAAAAAAACAATAATAATGCCAGCAATTGTAACAGATCAATTCAGAATATTTAATGCTAATAATTTTGTTAATTCAGTATTGACAAGTGATGATTCATATTATGTATTTTTAGGATTAGCAAATCCATTTGGAAAAATACCATTTTCAAACACGATTGTGGGTTTCGGTAGAACTGCAGATTGGCAAACTCAAACACCTGCACCTATAGATAATTTACAATATCTCAGTCATTATAGAGATACCATGTTATTTGGTAAAAAAATAAATAGTGCTAATATACGTAGAGTTGTAAAGAGACATAATTGGGTTTCAAACACTAGATACGATATGTATCGTCATGATTACCAAACTATAGTCAATCCAGCTCCTAACAGTGATACGGGTAATTTATTTGATTCAAATTTTTACGTTGTAAATAGTGATTTTAAAGTTTATGTCTGTATTGATAATGGATCAAGTGGTACAAATGTAAAGGGAAACGTATCTGTTGATGAACCTACATTTACTGATTTAGAAGTTACTGCTGCTGGAACAAGTGGTGATGGGTACTTGTGGAAATATTTGTTTACGGCATCACCATCAGACATCATTAAATTTGACTCTACTGAATTCATAGTATTACCAAATGATTGGGAAACATCAACTGATAGTCAAATACAAAATGTAAGAGAATCAGGAAACTCTGATTTAAATTTAAATCAGATTAAAAAAGTTTATATTGAAAATGCTGGCAGTGGTGTAAATGCTGTGTATCAAACAGGGACATATGAGGTTGATATTTTAGGTGACGGAACCGGAGGAAAGGTTCAAATTGTAGTTGATACGACTGGAAAAATTTCAAGTGCAAAAGTTACAACAGGTGGTTCAGGTTATACATTTGGTGTGGTAGATTTATCAACAGTTCAACTAAATCCTCAAGCAAGTCTAAGTGTTGAAAACGCAGCAAAACTAATTCCTATCATACCACCTTCAAAAGGACACGGACATAACGTATATAAAGAATTAGGTTCCGATAAAGTTTTAATTTATGCTAGATTTGATGATTCCACTAAAGATTTTCCAACAGATACTAAGTTTTCACAGATAGGAATCATAAAAAATCCCAGTCAAGTAAGTTCTGCTGCTACTTTTACTTTAAATCAATTTAGTTCACTATCTTCATTAAAATTAACTTCAGACATAGGCATCACTAAGTCATTAATTGGTGTTGGAATAACACAATCAACATCAAATGGAATTGCTAGAGGATATATTTCCTCTTATGATAAAGATACAAAAATTTTAAAATTTTACCAAGATAGATCATTATACTTTGTAAATGGAAATGATCAAACTGATAATCCTAATACGTCAACACAATCAAAAGTCATAGCATTTGAGTCATCAAATGAATCTATTATATCAGATAACACAGATCCTGATCTAGCATTTACAAAATCTGTTGATACCACTTTTAGTGGTATCACAACAGTTGTTAATAACAAAATAATTAATTTAGGAGTTACTTTCACAAATGGAATCTCTCAGGAGGAGATAAATAAAAAAACAGGAGATATTATCTACATTGATAATAGAGAATTGGTCGAAAGAAACTCTAGGCAAAAAGAAGATGTAAAAATCGTTCTTGAATTTTAAGTAAAATGAAACAAAAAACAAATTTAAATACAAGTCCATATTATGATGATTTTGATGAATCTAAAAATTTTTACAAAGTTCTTTACAAACCTGGTTTTCCAGTTCAAGCAAGAGAATTAACTAGTTCTCAATCAATATCACAAGATCAATTATCTAAACTAAGTACTTATGTTTTTAAGAATGGGGCAAAAGTAATACCAGGTGATCCATCATTTCAGGATAATGTTAGAGCTATAAAATTAAATTCTACAAACTTTGGTGTTGATGTATCATTATATACGAATAATTTAATTGGTAAAACAGTATCAGGTCAATCTTCAGGAATACGTGCAAATGTAAAGTTAGCAACAACAATAACCGACTCAGAAAATAATAGTCAAATAATTTTACATGTTGACCAAATATCTTCTGGAAACAATTTAAGTAGTTTTGATACATTTCAAAACGGAGAATCATTAGTATGTGATGAAAATATTGTATATGGTAATACCACAATAAATGCAGGAACCCCTGTAGCGTCTTTAATATCAAATAATTCTACTGGTTTTGGTTCTTTAGTTCATATTGATAAGGGAGTATACTATATTAGAGGTTATTTTGTTAATGTTGATCAACAATCAATAATATTAGATGCTTTTGAAAATAAACCATCCTATCGTGTTGGTTTGAAAGTAGATGAAATAATTATAAATGCAAAAGAAGATAGTTCATTATACGATAATGCAACAGGTTTTACAAATTTTGCAGCACCTGGTGCTGATAGATTACAAATAAATTTAACTCTTACAAAAAAATTATTAACTGATAAAAATGATACTGACTTTATATTGTTACTTGAGATTGAAGATGGTAAAATAAAAAAAGTTGGAGAGGGTGTAAATAATGATTTAAATATTTTAGGAGATGTTCTTGCTCAAAGAACTTTTGAAGAATCTGGAAATTATTCAGTTAGAGCATTTAGACCATCCATACATAATTCTCTGAATGATAAGTTAGGTAATAATGGACTATATTTTAGTAATCAATTAACAGATCAAGATAATACACCTTCTGATGATTTAATGTGTGTAAAAGTATCACCTGGTTTATCTTATGTTAGAGGGAATAGAGTTTTAAAGTCTACAACAAGTATTATTGATGTTGAAAAACCTAGAGATGTTGGTATCGTAACAAATAGTGCAGTTGATTTTGAGATGGGTAATATATTGAGAGTTAATAATGTTCAAGGAGTTCCAAAACAAGGAACAGTTGTCAAGTTATTTGATAATTTCAATTCGGAAGGTAATTTGATAGGAAGTGCAAGAGTTTACAGTTTTAATTTGGAAAATTCTGCTTATTCGGGAGATACAACAAATTGGGATTTGAGATTATTTGATTTACAAACATTTTCAACTATAACTTTAAATACACCTGTTGGTATATCTACACTACCTGAGGGATCTTTTGTTAGAGGAAAAAATTCAAATGCATCTGGATTTGTCAGACCTCATCACGCCAGCACTGTAGGAATTGTAACTTTAAGTGAAACTTCAGGTACATTTATGGTTGGAGAAGAATTAACTGTAAATGGAATTGATTTAGAAAGAAGTGTAGGTATTGTAACATCAAATAATATACAACAAATAAAATCTGTTTCTCAACCAACTTCTAGTAATTTTCCAAACATATCAGGTAGTGGATTTAAAGCAAACTCTTTTCTTGAAAGATTTAGGATTCCAGGTGGTATAAGTAACGTAGATATAAGCGCAGCTTCTGGTGCAGGTGGAGGAATTTCAACTGTAACTGCTGGAGGAGAACCTTTTACAGGATTAAGAAAAGGATCAATAGTCAGATACATAAGTCCAGGTATAAACACAGAAAGATTTAACAAAGTTAAATCAATCGCAAGTGGTGGATTATCAATGGTGATAGAACCCTTAGGCACAGTATTTGGTGTTTTTGAAGGGTCTCTTCCAACTACAAACGTTCAAGTATCAATGTTTGCTGCTGCACCAAATATAAGAGGTACAGGTAGTTTATTTAAATCTTTAAATAATGGTAATATTGAATCTGTTGATTTATCAAATTCACAATTAACAGTAACTAAACAAATTGCTCCAAAAACTATATCTGGAGGAACTGTTACAGTTAATTCATCTAGTGATACTGATTTATTAAACTCCAGTTTCATATCTTTTGACCAAGAACGTTATTCAGTTCATAATGTTGGTGGGACAATACAGCCTCTAAATCGTGATAATTTTAGTACTGATGGCACCACTTTTACATTAACTGGATTAAATAATCACACTGTTGTCTTAAACTCAACTTTATCAAAAAATGAAATAAAAAGTAAACTAAAAATATATAATAAAAGTCAATTATATTATGTAAGATTATCAAACGATAGAACATCTGGTTTAACTGGAAATGTAAGCAATTCGATTCAAGATGGTCTAACATTTGATAGAAGATATGGTTTAAGAGTTCAAGATCAAGAAATATCACTTAATTATCCTGATGCGGTTAAAGTTTTAGCTATATTTGAATCTTTAGATGAAAATGATCCGATATTAGATACATTAAGTTTTAGTGATACTGTAGATGTTGATAATAATGCAATTATTGGTGAAGATATCATTAGTGATGATAAGTCCATTGTTGCCAGAGTGGTGGGTAAACCAACTTCAAATCAACTATCTATAATTTACTTGACTGCAGAAAGGTTTGGATTAGCAGATGATGTTACTTTTTCAGAATCAAATATTCAAACAAAAATCAATAGTATAATAAATGTAGGAAAATATAAAGATCTTACCAACTCATATGATTTGGATAAAGGGCAGAGAAATGAATACTATGATTATTCCAGAATTTCTAGAAAAAGAAATACTACACCTCCATCAAAAAGACTGTTAATAATTTTTGATTATTATTCTGTTGACAATGATGATGAAGGTGATGTATTTACAGTACTAAGTTATAATAAAGAGAGATTTAATTTTGATATTCCTAATATAGGATCATCTAATGTCAGAGCATCAGATACAATTGATTTTAGACCAAGAGTACCAGTATATGATATAAGCACAGATACATTATCACCATTTTCATTTGATTCAAGAAATTTTTCAACAATAAAACAATTTATTACACCTAATGAAAGTTTTTCCTTAAGTTATAATTTCTATTTACCAAGAGTTGATACTTTGTATCTTAGTAAAAATGGTAATTTAGTATATGAAAAGGGAATATCATCATTAAATCCAAAACCTCCATCTAGAAACGATGGATTAATGAAGTTGGCAACAATTACTTTACCACCTTATCTTTTTAATCCTGAAAATGCACGATTGTTGATAACTGAAAATAAAAGATTTACAATGAAGGATATTGGAACTATTGAGGATAGAGTTTCAAATTTAGAGGAAGTAACTTCTTTATCATTACTAGAAAGTAATGTACAAACTCTTCAAATATTAGATTCAGAGGGTAGAAATAGATTTAAAAGTGGATTTTTTGTAGATCCATTTAGAAATTATAATTTGATGAATTTAATATTATCTGATATTGAAGTTGATACATTTTCAAATCTTATTTTCCCATCAAGGTCTAGAAATACTGTTGATTTAGTTCCAAAATTAGCAGTTCCAAAATCACAAGCAGATTTTGATGTAAGACAAAATAATGAATTATTTGACTCAAATGTAAGAAGAACTGGTGATTTAATAACCTTAAATTATGAAGAAGTTGAATGGTTTGGTCAGGAATATGCTACTAGTTCTTTAAATATTAATCCATTTTTAGTTCCAACATATACCGGTCAAATAAAATTAACTCCTGCCTCTGATTTATGGACAAGAACAACAGAAAGGGATGGAGAAACAAGAGAGTCAGACGCAGATCCCGTAACCTCTAAAAAAACTATTGAATTAAACACAACTATAGAAGATGCAACACTTTCTGGTAATCTTACAAATGTAACCACTAATACAACTAAAAAACTGTTAACTCCTGGTCAGGGAGCTGCACTTGGAGTCGGTAATGGAGATATAATTGAGAGTTTACAAACAACAACAGATGGTGGAAGCAGTACTGTTTCCGGTAGTATATCTTTAAAAGGTGAAAGCAAAGGTGAAATCACTCTTTTTGGCAGAGACACTGTTATTAATAACAAAGTCACTTCCTCAACAGCAACATTTGTGAGATCAAGGAATGTGCAATTTGAAACTACTAGTTTTCCTTCATATACACGATTCTATACATTTTTAGATAAAATAGTTGTAGACTTTGTACCAAAATTGGTTGAAGTTACTCCAACAATAAATGGATCTGCTTCAGGAACTAGTGGTGCTTCATTTATAACTGGTGAAACAGTTGTTGTATTTAATTTACAAGGAACCAAGGTTGGTCAATTTAGAGTTAGTAGACCAGATCATAAAACTGGTGAATTTAATAACCCAAGTGAATCATATCAATTTAATCCTTACACATATCAAAATGATAGTGCGGATAGTTTATCTCAAAGTTATTCTCTTACAACACCTATTGTCAATGTAGATACACTTTCATTATCTGATATGTCACAACCATCATATTATGGATACTTAGATACAGGTTTTAAATTAGTTGGAAACGAAAGTGGTGCCGTGGCATTTGTTAAAGATAAAAGATTAATAAGTGATAATAGAGGTGATTTAATAGGAACATTTTTTGTAAAAGAACCAAATACTACTCCACCTCCAGATAGAAGATGGGAAACAGGAACAATTACTTTCTTACTTACATCAAGTCCAACAAATTCAACATTCATACCTGGTGTAGATCCAAACATATTTGCTGCCCAAATTCCATTCACATCTCAAGGGACAAGTATAGATTTTGAAAAAGAGACAATTATTACAAATACCTCAACCACATACAATATAAATCAATCAGTTGATATTACTACAGATGCAAGTAAAAGTGGTATCGAGGTTAAAAATGAAGTTGTGAACATAGTAGAAGCAGAATATTATGATCCTTTAGCACAAACATTTGTCATAGGCTCAAGAAATCCACAAACTGAAAATGCACTTAATACTTCTAATGATCAGAATGGTGCTTATATTACATCGGTTGAAGTATTCTTTAGAACAATCGATCCAAATACAGATGTAACTTTACAAATGAGGACTACAGATGAGGGTACTAGACCTTCAAGAACAATTTTAGCATCTAAAACATTAGCATCAACTGTCTTTGTAAATGGTGTTTCTAATCAATTAATCCAAACATCTGAGGATGCATCAGTTGGAACTAAATTTACATTTGATGAACCTCTTTATCTAAGTCCCAATGAAACTTATGCAATTGTTTTACTTGCCCCAGATTCAGACAAATATACTGTTTTCACTGGAATTGCTGGACAAAATGCCTTAAATCCTCAATCTATACCTGGTGCAACTGGAGGAGAATCAATACAATATTCACAGCAATATACACTAGGAGCAATCTTTAAATCACAAAATGGTGCGTTATGGTCAGAAGACAATGAACAAGATTTGACATTTAAATTATACAAAGCTCAATTTGTATCCAATGGTTCATTACTTTTACATAATTCTGAGTTGGGTGAAGGTAATGATTATATTCCAAAATTATCTCCAAATCCGATAGAAACATTCCCTAAAACTGGATCAATTGGAATTTCTACTTCTAATAGTGAAATAGTTGGAATATTAACCACAGGCAGGAAAATTTGTGGTATAAATTCCACAAGCACTGCTGTTATAACAGGTGTTGGTGCGAGTGTTACTGCTTTACAAATCACTGATGGTGGATTGAACTACACAACTGATTCTTCTGTTGATACATTTGCAATTACAGGTAAAGGTAGTGGAATTGGACTCAGTATTACAGGAGTTGATTCTGATACTGGTGCGATAACTTCTATATCAAATATAGATGTCCTAGATGGAGGTCTTAATAAAATGGGTGAATCGTTTGGTGTTGCTGTTGGATACAAAGTTGGAGATGTCATTGGAATAACAACAAGTAGTGTAGGAACTAAAGGAGGTCAAGGTAGAGGAGCAAGAATCACAGTTACAAGTGTTAACGCAACTGATCATACTAATAGAATATTTTTAACTAATATTAAAGGTGATAATAACTCATTCCCAGCTAATGTTGGCGCTGCTTTGAGTTTCTTTGACGATAACAATAATATCGTAAGTTTAGCATTAACCACCATCACAGCAAATGATTTCACTACTACAGGTGTTAACGCTGGAAATTTATTTAAAGTCAGAAATCTTGAACATGGTATGCATTCTAGTGCAAACAAACTAAATTTGACAAATATTACAAGTGATGTAGTCCCGACAGAGTTAAGTTCCATTTTATCAAATGTTGAATCAAGTAATATAAGTGTTGCAAGCACATCAGTATTTGTTGATTTTGAAGGATCTACTGTAAGTGGAATTAATACAGGTTACGTCATCATAGGTAATGAGATTATAGGATATGATGGTGTTGGAGAAGGGGTGTTAAATATTGCCTCTGGTGCTAACGGAAGGGGAGTTGATAACACAGTGGTTATAAGTCATGATGTCAGCACCTTAGTTAGTAAATATGAATTAAACGGTGTTTCAATAAGAAGATTATCTAAAAATAATTTTAATGTAAACAATAATGAAATAGAATTAGATAGTCATTTTGTTGAGTTTGATAGATCCACAAATGGTAAAGATAGATCATCGGATTCAATCAATTTCCCACAATTATCATTTAATTCAAAAGAATCAACTGGTGGAAATTTAGTAAAATCGACTAAAAATATTTTATTCAATTCTATAAAACCTAATATTACAATTGCTACTCCTGTTGGAGTCGATGGTGCAAGAACCGATATTAATGCATCAATGAGAACGATATCTGGAGCAAGTGTAGCAGGAAATGAAGCATCATTTGTTGATCAAGGTTATGAATCTATTTCTCTTAATAACTTAAACTCTTTAAATAGTGTTCGTATGGTGGCATCTAAAGTTAATGAGATTCAATATTTAAATGGTCTTCCAGAAAATAAATCATTTACATTACTTTTAAACTTAAGTTCAAACAATCCAAATTTATCACCAGCAATCTCAATGAGAACGTTACCTAATGTCGAATTATATTCAAGTAGAGTTAATAGACCAATAGATCTTGATCATTATGACGTAAATGGTGAAGTCAATTCAATAATAAATGATCCTCATGCAGCTGTTTATGTTTCAAACAGTATTAAATTATCAAAACCAGCAACATCACTTAAAGTTATTTTAACTGCGAATAGACCTGCTTCTGCTGATTTTAGAGTTTTATATAGTTTAAATAGAATCAATTCGGAGGAAATTGCACAATCTTTTGAACTATTTCCTGGTTATAAAAATTTAACAAATGTAGATCCAGATGATGGATTTGGTGATTTGGTCGTAGATCCAACAAAAAATGATGGAAGACCAGATGCATTCGTACCAGCAAACACATCTGATAGATTTTCAGAATATCAATTTACTGCTGACAATTTAGATGAATTTAATGGTTACACCATAAAGATTGTTATGTCAAGTTCAAATCAAGCGGAAGTTCCAAGAATAAAAGAATTAAGGACAATTGCAGTAAGATGATAAAAGTAGAAGGACACTCAAATCTTTTTAGAGATTCAAAAACAGGAGCCATTGTCAATACTGATGATAATGCATACAATCAATATTTGAAATTGAAAAAAAGTGATAATAAAAGAGAGGTAGAATTGAATAAAATGAAGAGTGACATTGAAGATATAAAAGATGCATTGTCCCAAATTATTAATAGTCTTAATAAAAACTAAATATAACTAGGATCATTATAAAAGTAGATGTCAGCAGTATATGTATCAAATCTAGTTATAAACGCTGGATCAACTTTCAGTCAAACATTTGAACTAGGTAACACACAAGATAACTCACCATTTAATTTGACTGGTTACACCATAGCAGCTCAAATGAGAAAACATGCTAGTAGTTCAGGTGTAACAACCTTCACTGCCTCTATAAGTGATGCAACTTCTGGAAAAATTTTAGTTGGATTACCATCAACTGAAACAGTGAATATCAAACCTGGTAGATATGTATATGATGTAGTTGTTACTTCGGGTGAAATAAAAACGAGAGTGGTTGAAGGATCAGCACTAGTAAGAGATGGGGTGACTAGGTAATGTCAGAAATTAATTCAAATATAGGACCTTCACCTGCAATAAAGGTTTTAACGACTCAACCATCCGTAAATCCACAACAATCAGATAATGCCACAAATGTAATTGGTGGTATTGCCTCTGTCACTACATTATCTGTAAGTGGTGTATCCACACTGGGAATCATAACAGTTTCAAGTGGAATTATATCTTCCACAACTGGAATTGTTACATACTTAGGAGATGGAAGTCAACTAAGTGGAGTGGTTGCTACAGATCTAGGGTCTATTGGTGAATTAAATGTAAGCGGTATAAGTACGTTAAATAGAGTTAAAGTGGATTCTGGTATTATTACAGCAACAAGTGGTGTTGTTACTTTTACTGGTGACATTACATCTTTAGATGGAGGATCTTTCTGATGGCATTAATTAGTAATAGACAAGAATTTGTTGATTATTGTTTGCGACAACTAGGTGCTCCAGTATTAGAGATAAATGTTGATGACGATCAAATTCAGGATGCATTGGATGATGCAAGACAACTTTACAATGAAAGGCATTATAATGGTGTTGAGAAGGTATATTTAAAGCATGAACTTACTCAAGATGATATAGATAGAGGAAAAGCATCTGGAACAACAGGAGTTGGTATTGTAACCACCACTGGAGGTTCTACGGATATAAGTGGTTTTGGAAATATTCAAAGTAATTGGGTTGAGACATCTAATTTCATACAGGTTCCTGAACCTGTTTTAGGGATTGAAAGAGTTTTTAAATTTGACTCAAGCACCATCTCTGGTGGAATGTTTAGTATAAAGTATCAATTATTTTTAAATGATTTGTACAGATTTAATTCTATTGATCTATTACAATACTCTATGACAAAAACTTATCTTGAAGATATTGATTTTCTATTGACTACAGATAAACAAATAAGATTTAATATGAGGACAGACAGATTATATTTGGATATTGATTGGAAAGCACAAGAGGTAGGTTCTTTTATAGTTATTGAATGTTATAGAGCATTGAACCCTGATGATTTTACTAATATGTTAAATGATTTATTTTTGAAAAGATACGCTACTGCACTAATTAAAAAACAGTGGGGACAAAATTTAATTAAATTTAAAGGTGTTAAATTACCAGGTGGTATTGAATTAAATGGAAGAGAAATTTATGAGGATGCAGTGAGAGAATTAGAAAGTTTAAGAGAAAGAATGATGCTTGAGTATGAACTCCCACCACTAGATATGATTGGATAATGGCATTAAATCCCTTCTTCTTACAAGGATCACAAAGTGAGCAACGTTTAGTTCAAAGTCTCATAAATGAGCAGTTGCAAATTTATGGGGTTGAAATTGTATATTTACCACGTAAAATAGTTAAAAAAGATCAAATATTAACTGAAATTCAGTCCTCTTCATTTAATGATAACTTTTTAATTGAGGCATATGTTAATACATATGATGGTTATTCTGGTGCTGGAGATGTTTTAACTAAATTTGGAATGAGTTTAAAGGATGAATTAACAGTAACTATTTCAAGAGAGAGATTTGAAGACTTTATATCACCATTTTTAGGGTCTTTACCCGCTGGTGAAGTTGAAGTATCTACGAGACCGAGTGAAGGTGATTTAATATTTTTCCCTTTAGGTAAAAGACTATTTGAAATAAAATTTGTTGAACATGAAGACCCATTTTATCAGTTAGGTAAAAATTATGTTTATCAATTAAAATGTGAACTATTTGAACTTTCAGATGAAATTGGTGGTTGGGATGAAATTAATAGAACCACACAAATGATTGATGATACCTTAGTTGATCAAGGTTATATAACATCATTACAATTAATTTCAATTGGATCAACTGCAACAGTTGGTATCACTACGAGTGCTGGTTATATTCGAAATATAATTTTAAATAATGATGGATTCGATTATTCAAAAACTCCAACTGTATCAATATCAACTGCACCATCTGGTGGTGTTGATGCAACTGCTGTAGCAATCACTACCTCCATATTAGGATCACAATCAATTAAAGAAATATTAATAACAAATCCAGGTGCAGGATACACTGTTACACCAACTGTGACTATCGTAAGTGCAACCTCAACTATCGCTGGTGTCGGATCTACATCATACGGTGCTGGTGCAGCAGCAACAGCTGTTCTCGTTACTGATTCTGCAGGTGTAGGTGCAATCAGCATTGCCTCAAGTGGAAGTGGATATGCGAGAAACCCAATCATATTCTTTAACACACCTACATCAGGTGTTGGAACTGCTGTTGGTAGAGTAAGTATAAGCACTGATGGTTTTGTAAATCAAATATTATTAGAAGATGCTGGTATAGGTTACACTTCAGGAACTGGTATTGCAACAATATCTCCACCACCAGTTATTACAGGTGTTGGAACTTACATATTTAACGAGCAAATAACTGGAAGTATATCTGGGGCAAAGGGTAGAGTTAAATCATGGGATACTGTTAATAATATATTAAAATTGGGAACAACTGATGGCACATTTGTCGCAGGAGATGTTGCTATTGGAGCGACCTCTAATGCTAGATTTACAGTTGATTTTATAGAATCAGCAGAATTTGCTGATAAATATGATAAGGGTGATGAAATCGAAAGTGAAGCTGATGACATCATTGACTTCTCAGAAGGAAATCCATTTGGTACATTTTAATGTTAGGAACTTACTACTATCATCAAATAATTAGAAAGACGATAATATCTTTTGGAACATTATTTAATGCAATTTACATCAGACATGATGATAAAGATGGTGATACTTATAGTGAAATGAAAGTTCCTTTGGCATATGGTCCTTCACAGAAATTCTTAGCAAGATTAGAACAACAAGCAGATTTAAATAAACCAGTTCAAATAACATTACCTCGCATGTCATTTGAAATGACAAATGTTACGTATGATTCAACAAGAAAAACTGGAGTAACACAAACATTCAAAGCATCAGATGGAGAAAAAATAAAAAAAGTTTTCATGCCAGTTCCATATAATATAGGGTTTGAATTAAATATATTAACAAAGATAAATGATGATGCTTTACAAATTGTTGAGCAAATACTACCATTCTTTCAACCATCATTTAATTTATCAGTAGATCTAGTAAGTTCTATTGGTGAGAAAAGAGATATACCAATAGTTTTAGATTCAATAAATTTTCAAGATGATTATGAAGGTGACTTTTCCACTAGAAGAGCTTTAATATACACACTATCCTTTACAGCAAAAACATATCTATTTGGACCTGTCCCAGATTCTTCTCAAGGCATTATTAAGAAAGCACAAATTGATTATCATACTGATATCGATACTAAAAATAAAAAACGTGAGGTCAGATACACTGTTGAACCTGATCCAATCACGGCAGGACCTGATGATGATTTTGGATTCAGTGAAACAACTTCATTCTTCTCTGATGGTAAGACATATAGTCCAACTCAACAAAAGGATATATAATGAATTATGGAAGATAAATTTAATTCATTAAATAAAACATTTAATACAGATTCTGTTGAAATTGAACCTGTGAAAGAGAAAAGACTAAATCTTTCAAAAAATAAGAATGATGTAGATAAAGATTATGAATATACTAGAGGACAGTTGTATTCCTTAATAGAAAAGGGTCAAGAAGCAATAAATGGTATAATGGAGGTTGCCGGTGAGAGTGCGAGTCCTAGAGCATATGAAGTTGCAGGTCAGTTAATAAAATCAGTTGCGGATAGCACGGATAAATTAATGGACTTACAGAAAAAACTTAAAGAAGTTGAAGAGGACATTCAGAAAACAACGAATAATGTCACAAATAATTCTTTGTTTGTAGGATCAACTGCTGAGTTGTCAAAACTGCTCAAAGATGGTCTTCTAAATAATAATACTAGTTTAAATGATAAGTCTTAATAATGGGGATCAAAAAACCTTCAGATTACTTTAAAGAAGAAAGTAAAGATAATGAGAATTTAGTTGGTAAACCAAATTTAAATTCTTACTCAGAGGCTTTTAACTCTTTCAAAGAACACTTATCAAAATTTGATAAGATAACTGACACAATTAAAATTGTAGATGAAATAAAAACAGAATTGCAAGATTTCCTTAAAAAAGAGGATCTTGACAATGCGATGATGTCGTATGTCTTTTTGTTAGAAGAAAATATAAACACGTTAAAAGATAATGTAAAAAGTATTAATACAAAAACATTAACTGAGATAAAGTCCAAGGTCACAGATGTAACTGAGGTAGTTAATGAATTTGCAGAAGTAGAATTACCAAAATATAAAAAAAATATAATTGATGCTGAAGTAAGGTCAGATAAAAAATTCAATCAATTTAAAGAAGAATTCTCTAAATTAATAGATGAAGTTTCAACAAATATTGATACAAAACAGTTTGAGATAGAATCTAAAACAGAAGAAAATTTAAATGAAGTTGTTACAAATTTAGAAAATAAAATCAATGATTTATATTCAGGTAATGATGGTTTATCTAAAACTATAAAAACTAAAGTAAATGAGATTAAAAAACTTAAGAAAGATGTAATTGAACACTTAAAGGTTAATAAATCAATTAATAAAGATTTAACTGAAAAAATTACAAATCTTGAAATTGAAATAGTTCGTGGTGAAAATAATTTAAAAGAACAGAATGATAATATTTTATTAATTGAACAATCTTTTAAAGATACAATTGATAAATTAAATATTAAAGATATAGAAAAAGAAAATTTTGTTCTTTCAACAAAAATTAAACATCTTGAGGAAGTTTATGAAAATTTAAAAAAGGAGAGTGAAATAAATGAAACTTTAATTGAAGAAACACTACCATCTACAAAAACTTCAGATCCACTCACACCTTTAGATCAAAATTATGTTACGTTAGATCAACTTCAACAACATTATAGATTATTTTTAGGACGCATTCAAACACAACTATCCACATTAGGTGGTGGTGGTGAAACAAGACTACAATATCTTGATGATATTGTTGGTATTGCCACTGATTTAAGTGAATATAACGGTAAGTTTTTAAAAGTAGATACATCACAACCAGCAGGAAAGAATTTTGTATTTGAAACTGTTAGTGGTGGTGGAGGATCCACAGGTGCTGGTGGAACGTGGGCTACATTTGATAGTAATACTGGAATTACAACGACAAAGAAAGTCAAGATTGCTAATGATCTTGAGGTAACTGGTGTTACCACAATAGGCAATGTTGTGGTTGGTGGTGCTACTACAGACTTACTTGTCAATGGTGATGCCAGAGTAACGGGTATATTAACTATTGGAACTGGATCAATTACTCTAAATCCAACTGAAAAGAAAATAAGTGGTATAGATGAGATTGAAATTGGATCAGGAACGACTGCTATCACGATTAAAAAATCAGAGACAGGTGAAATACAGTTTACCGACGAAAGTGGTGAAGAAAAATCAGTTGGTATTGGAACAACAGTAAGTATTAATACATCTGGTATCATAACTGCAACTACTTTTTCTGGAAATATAACTGGTGCTGCTGCAACATTTAGTGGTAACGTTTCAATTGCTGGCACATTAACATACGAAGATGTAACAAATATAGATTCGGTAGGATTAATAACAGCAAGAAGTGGTATTAAAGACGAAACACTAACCGGAACAGGACTTGTGTATGGTGGATCTGGTGGTAGATTAACTAGTTCTGCAAATTTAACATATACAATTGGAACTAATACTTTAAATGTTCCAAACATAAATGCTCAAGAAACTGTTGATATTTTTAGCACTTTAAATGTTGGTGGTATTTCTACATTTGCTGGAATCACAACAGTCACAGGTGAAACATTATTTACAAAACAATTAAATGTAAGTGGTGTCTCAAGTGTAGGCACTGCTATTACAATGTATGGATCTTCTGGTATCGTAAGTGCCACTAATTTCTTTGGTGATGGTTCAAATTTAACAGGTGTTGGATTCGAATCAGACGCAGACGGAAACTTAATTGCTGGAACTCAGGCTGGTATTGCGATTACACCTGCCAGTACAAGTGCCTGTTATAATATTTTACTTGGATCTTGTACTGGAAAAGCTATGTGTGCAGGTGACAATAATGTGTTTATTGGTGTTGGTGTTGGAAAATCAGTACAAAATGAAGGTTACAATGTTTACATTGGAGATTGTACAGCAACAGATTCTTTATCTGGAGACCATAATTTCATAAGTGGACGTAATGCAGGAAGATGTATAGCTAATAATAATAACATTCTTATAGGATGCTGTGCCGGATCAGTTAATAGACTAAATGGACAAGATAACGTTATCTTTGGACAGAAAGCAGGATACTGTTTAGCTGGTGGTGGTAATAACTTTATTGTTGGAAAAAATGCTGCATGTGCAATCGATGGTGGAAGTAATAACGTCATCCTTGGACAGAATGCAGGATGTTCAATCATTGGTGGTAGTGATAACTTTATTGTTGGGCATAATTCTGGTCAAAATATAGATGGTGGTTCTGCTAATATACTCTTAGGATATCATACAGGACAATGTATAGATGGTGGTTCACGTAATATTATCTTAGGAGATGAAGCAGGAAAATTAATCGTTGATGGTAGTAATAATACAATTTTAGGTAAAGAAGCAGGTAGATCTCTTAATAATGGTTCTAGCAACATTCTCATAGGAGATGCTGCTGGTAAGTGCCTCGTAGACGATGATGATAATGTTTTTATTGGTGATCAAGCTGGACAAAGACATTGTTCTGGTGGTGAAAATATCGCAATTGGTTTCGCAGCATATAAAGGGGGTGTTGGTACTTTTTCAACTGGTGAACGTAATATTATCTTAGGAGATGATGCAGGAAAATGTGTTACCTCTGGATCAGGTAATTTCCTTGTAGGATATAGAGCAGGACATCTTCTTACTAGTGGTTCTTGTAATATTATGATAGGTTGCTGTGTAAATGCTCCCTCTGCAACTGATAATTGTCAACTTGTGATTGGTCATGGATCAAATTATTGGATCAATGGTAATAGTTCCTTTAATGTAACTTTATCTGGTATTGCTACAGTTTATGCTGCTTCTGGTATCGTTAGTGCCACTAAATTCTGTGGTGATGGTTCTGCATTAACTGGTATCTCTGCTGGATTCTCACCAGACGGACAAGAGAACTTATATGCAGGAACAGGTGCTGGAGCAGCTTCTGATTCTGATACTTGTTACAATATAGCTCTAGGTTCTAATGCTGGTAACGACCTGAATTCAGGTGATTGTAATATCTTTTTAGGAACAAATGCCGGTGCTAAGGCTACAAGTATTGGTCAGAATATCGCGATTGGTTTTAATGCGATGTGTGAGGCAACAAGTAGTGGCAACATGAATACCATGATTGGTAATGAGGCAGGTCGTGATATGAGTGGGGGAAGTTCTAATGTATTTTTGGGATCTTATGCGGGATTGCGTGTAACTACTACAAATAATAATGTCGCAATTGGAAGGTATGCAGGTGCTTGTCCACAAACTGGTACAGAAAATGTTTATATTGGAAATAGTGCTGGTTTTGGAGTTGGTTGCCTTGGAAATGGAAGTTATAATGTGGGACTTGGTAATTTTGCATTATATTCTATTCAAAGTGGTGTTAATAACATTGCACTAGGATGTTATGCTGGTAAAAATGTAACTTCGGGTAGTAATAATATTGCACTTGGTGACTGTGCAATGGGTGCTAATGTAGTAACTGGAAGTTATAATCTTGCATTTGGATATAATGCAGGAAATAAAATAA